TTTACATACACAAGATTGGACTGACGGTTTATAATATTTTCTATAAACATAGAATTATTAAACGAGTCAACTTCATCTGGATCTAATGAACAAAGGAATGTTTCCTTCATTACTTCCTCAACTGGGTCATAAATGAATACTGCAATTTGAGCACTGTTCATAGCAGGTGCATATTCAAAAAATCCGTCAACTGCTAAACCTGGTTGTGCATATTTAGTGCAATGGTTACCAATATGTTCTTTATCATTTGATTTGAAATCAGATGGTAAAGCAATAGATATTTGATAGTACGAATCAACCTTACCAGGGGTTCTTGAGAAGAATTTTAATTTTGATTTTGCATTGGCAAATCTAATACTGTCAAACTTATAATCATAATCAGAACTGTTAAGGATTTTCTTGTTTGTATCAAACAACAATGAACCATTAGTAGCAAATTCAGGTATTGCATTGTTCACAATTTTAACTACTGTAGAATCCACATCATCAAGTGTAATTGAATCTTGTTCAACGGTTGTCGAATTATCAAGATAATTAGGAATTGATAATGGTATTGTATAAGCAATAGATTTTTTCTTTGGAACAAGTTCGCCGTTAATGTACTCTTGATATTTCTTGGTTGCGAGTTTCCAAGTTAAATTAACATCAACAGCATTACCTTTTGACAATGCTTCTGTAGTACCATTGAAGTGAACGTTTATCTTGTAAACGATATTATGGTTAATATACCAATCATCAACGGTATCAGTTTCTTCGGCAGAAACAGGTAATTCTAATTCTCTATCAAGTCTTATAGCACTATAAGTTACGTTATTACTATGTGCTTCAAAAGTTTCAACAACGTAATATCTTTCTGTTTTTGCTTCATCAATAGCGTCAACTACGTTTGTAGAAAAACCAATTATATCACCTTCTGAAATATTTAAGTTTGTATCTAACAGTACATAACAACCATAATTTTCTTGAGATATACCAAAACGTGAATTACCAAAACTTTCCATTCCAAATCCTGAAACAGATTCTTTATTTATAAATTTTGACTCTGTTCTTATAGCAGAACCATTCACATTAACAGCTCTTGAAACAAGTAAATTATTTCCGTACTGTAAAAAATTATATGCTTGATACCAATCATTGTAATTGGTATTTGAAGGTTTTCCATAGAAGTTTATTAAATCATCTACGGTTGTAATTTGAGTGTATATACCAGCAGGACCCTTTGAAAAATCACCACAAAAAACAGCAGTAGAATTTGCTGTGCTTGGTACGATTTCACTAGCATCAATTTCGGTAACATATACACCAGGTGCAGATGTTTCTATCATATTTTTTCCCTTTAAATATATATTTAAAAATTTTAATTTTATTTATATATATAATAAAAACATTGTTAATGGACTCTTTATATGTTCTATCATAACACAATTAGAAAATACACATTAGGACTTCTTGATTTTTTCAAGGATTTAGAAGTTCAATATTTATCGGATAATGAAGAATTGGTAACAAAAATAATACCTATTCATTATAAACTCAAAGAGAAAAAATTTTTATTGGATAAATCCGATAAACAAATTCTTAATGGTAATACAGCAACATTACCTAGGGGCGTTTTAGAATTTTCAGGATTATCACCTTCAACTGATAGACAAACAACAAAGTACAATAAAATCCACATGCTTAAAAATGGCGATAATATGGAATATCAGTACAATTATGTTTCCTATGAGTTTGATTATAATCTCAAAATACTTTGCAGAGGTATGAATGAAGCATGCCAAATTGTAGAGGAAATCGCTCCAAAATTTAATCCTAATGTAGCAATAGATTTATATGATGCTGAAAACGAGGAAAAACCTACAAGAATTGCACTTCAAATGACAAGTATAAGTATTGATACTGAATCCTTTGAAGAAAAATCCATGAACATTTGTACTGTAAATTGTGGATTGAAAATTTCAGGATACTTGTTTCAACCAATTCAAAAATACTCAATTATTAAAGAACACAAAATAAGTTTGAATACACCTTATAGAGAAAGGGAATTAATGGAATGGGATGTTGTAAACAAAAAACCTGTTCAACCACCTACGATAACTTCATTCAATACAGAACAATGGTTTTACATAGAACCACTTTCACTTGAATTAAATGATAATAAAGTAACAGTTAAATACAATACCAATATAAATGACAAACTTAAAATAGAGTTTTTGAGTGAAACATGTTCTATAAAACAAGATAATACTGATACTTGTATTGTAGAATATATAGGTGACTTTGATATAAGTTGTTCTATTGAATACAACGGTTATAGAGTATCAATTTATAGAGAATTTACAGTCTAAAAAGGTTTGATTAACCTAAAAAGGTTTTGGATAACCCAAATAATGGGTGATATATCTATCACGTTCAAAAGGTAAGAGTTTATTCCAATTAACATAATTTGGCATAACTCTTATTCTGTCTTTAAATTTCCAATTCAGAAAATCTTGTTCAGGGCAATTTGAAAATGGGAATTTCTCAAAAAAGTATTTAACCTCATCTAAATCAAACTCATATTCAAAGTTCAATATCATAAACCCAGCGTTGATGTATTGAAATTCGGATATTCCTATTGTTTTTAAAATCTGTTTACGCCTTTCATAAAGTCTAAATCTGTTTGTATCTTCTAAACAGCCATATAAATAATTATCAGAATATTTATCAAGAATAGGTGTTAAATCTTTATGAAGTGTTATATCTAAATCGAGGTTAAATACTTGATCGTATTGTTTTGATAAGTCAGAAAAAATTTTAAGTTTAGCCAATAACATTGGCATTATTGTATCGTACTCTGTATGAGAAACAAAATTAAAATTTATTTCAGGTAATGTTTTAACATTCGGGAAATTAAATGTGTTTTTTGTATATATAAAAAAATCATTATTAATTATTTTTAATATATTTTTAATCGAGTTTTCGTATCTTTTATTTGCAATACAAAATCCACAACGTTTCATTTTATTCCTTTTTGTCGGTTATATCAGTATTTTTTACTAACTTTTCATTTTTTCTAGCAATACTTCTAATTGCACTTTTAAGTGTTTGTGGAATTGCATTACCATAACCTAAACGGTCTAAATTTTCAATTATAGAACCTGTTTCGTTAATCATATAAGCAATTATTGTTGCTTGTCTTATATAAGTTGTTCCTATACTTACGTCAATTCCATGTGCCATAGCAATCATACCAAACATAATGAGTTTCTTTATGATTCCTTTTGAACCAGTATTACTATTCCAATTATGGTCTTTACAAGCTGATAACGTTCCTGTTATATAATCAAGAATACAGAAAACTAATAGCCACTGAACACTCAAATCAATATCGCCTATAAGCCATAGAATAACAGAAATAGTACCACCGCATACACTAGAAGCAATCGAAGGTAAATTTAAGTATTCACATACCATATAATACTCCGTTGTTACTACAATATGGGATTAAAACATATTGAAAAACAGATATGCTTCCACAATTAAAATCATTGTAGTGATAAAAACTATCACATCAGGAATTTGATCATCAAAGCACATATTATCCTCTTAAAAAGCGTTCTCAAAATTGAGAACGCCTATAAAATTAAAAAATTTTAATCAATTATACAAAGAGTGCATCAATATCACTGTTCTCAATACTTGCAACATCAGCGGCATCTAACTTCAGAGCTAAAGCATCATAAATTGCGCCAGATGTTACAGCATTAGTACCGTTCTGAGCGATACTTGATGTCAATTCTGAAGCATCTAATTTCAGAGCTAATTCAGTGTAAACAGCACCACCTGATACAGGATTTGTAGAGTTCTGTGTAACAGCGGTATCAACAGTCAGAGTGAATGTGGTTGCACCCATCTGAACCCATTGTGCAGTACCCGAAACAGATTCCCAAGTCCAAGTAGTATATACGTCATTTGAAGAAGCATTAGCGTCTGGAACTAAGTATAACAGACCTTCTTCACCAGATGCAGGTAATTGAGCAACAATGGTTACAATGCCCTGTTTGTAGGTTGAAAGTGCTGTATTAATCGCAGTAGTAATGTCACTAGAAGTAACATACTTTGCATCCATTTTTGTTTTTAAGTATTGTAAACCAGCAAGGTCTAAGTATTTTGTAACTGACATAATTTTATATCTCCGTTTAAAAGAATGTAGCACATGCTACATTCAAAAAAGTTTTAATTCTAGTTTATGCACATGTTTAGGTTATGCACCTGTGGTTGTAGCAGGTTTAAGTGCATTAATTATTGCTTGGGTCTGATTCTGCTGAGAAATGCTGAATTGATTTGCAAGCATTGTCAACTGTGCAGTAAGATTTGACTGAGCCTTCTGAGCTGACAATTCAGCTTGAGTTTCAGCCAATTTATCTCTAATAGCCTGTGTCTGAATTTCACGCTGTAATTCACGGTTTGCACAACCTTCGTCAGAAACAGCTTTCAGAACCTGACAACAACACTGTTGCTGTTGAGCAGCCAATTCCTGAGCCTGAAGTCTATTTGCACCGTTTTGTTCAACAATAGCTAACTGATTATTGAAACCTTGCTGAGCGATATTTGCATTTAATCCACCAAAACCCTGGCACATAGCAAGATTTGTTGCATTAGCGTTCTGAGTCTGAGATAAAGTATTCTGAAATACACTTTCCTGTACAGTACGACCAAGACCACATATAGCAGCTTGTGTATTCTGATTTCCGTTTGTTACGGCTGCTACAATAGCGTCACCGGTTTGATTAACAAGGTTACCAACAAACTGATTTTGATTTGATGCCTGCATTAACAGGTCACGGTCTGCATTTGCAATTTGAGTCTGAACGTTTCCTAATTGCTCTTGAATTGCATTAATAGCACCGGTATCATATCCAACACCAGCATTTCCAAAACGATTTCCACCCCAACCGAAACCGCCATTTCCGAACATAGCACCAACGAAAGCACCGAGGCCAGCACCCCAAGCGTTGCCACCCCAACCACCATTAGTGTCGATTATAGTTCTATTCATTTCGTCCATAATTTTTCTCCTTTATTATAATTGTTATTAAAAAATTTAGACATTAAAATATTCCTTAGTTTAAAAAGCGTATTAAAATTATTTTTAATACAATATTATTTATATAAATAAATTATCAAAAACACATAAAAGGACAATAATAATTATTCTAAAGTTCCTTGTTTTTGAATTTTTTGAGAATCTAAATTTTTTAGATTCTCTTTTTTTAATTTGGTTTTCACATACATATAAAATTACTTTACAAATTGAATTGACAATAATTTCTATATATTATATAATAAACAAAATATATTAATGAGGTTCGTTTATGAAAAATTATTATCGAGATGTCATTTATTATATCTTAAACTCAAAAATATCCACTGATAAAAAATTGAAATTGATTTTCAATCTTAAATTTATGTTAGAAGATGAACGTAAAAAGGGAAATTTTCGTTACATTGACGAACGAGGTTTTGAACATATTAAGGAAAGAATAATCAAGGAAGAAAATGAACTCGAAAACTCTAAATCTTCTGAAAATTGACAGTGCATTGTGGTTCTTTGAAACACAAATTAAACTTGAAAAATCAGATTATTTTTCAGTTAATGCTCATCAATATATGAACATTCGGTACTATTGTTTAAAACTGTTTAAAATTCTTGAAGATGACCGTATTTATATGTTTTTAGATTTATTTTCAACTAAAGTTCCTTTTCAAGATAGAATTTCAAAAACAGAATTTTTAACATTTTTGGAAACGATAAAATCCTTAAGGAAAGAATATGCAAATAAGTAATGAAGAAGTTTTTGAACTTAAAACTCTGTTTGAAATGATAGTTCTATTTGATAGATATGCACTTAATTTACATTATCTAAAACTCTATAAACGGTTGTGTAATGAAATCAACTATAAAAATGAATATATGGAAGAACTTTATGAAGAAATGCTTGAATGGAAGAAACAAGCTGATGAATACTACAAGAAAAAAGCACTATAAGATTTCCTATAGTGCTTTAAAAGTTGTGCATTTCAGCACATTTCATTTCCGTCCATTTTAGTCCCTTTGAAACAATTCCATTAATGAGGCAACCCCTTATAATAATTATTCTTTATCATTTTTGGAATTGTTTAATATATTTATTTTCCAGAATTTTCAGAATTTTCAAGTTTTTCTAAACGCTCTTCAAGTGATAATAAACGTGTTTTAAGTCGTGTATTTTCTCTGCGGAGATATGCACATTCAACGACTAAAGTTTCAGTATATCTTAAAGAGTAATACTCTTTTGCTGGTTCAATTACTTTAGTTTCTTTAGATGTTGTTCCATCTTCATTTTCAATAGTGACTTCTTCTGTCCTTTCAGGATATTCTTCATGACAGTATAAACCGTATTCGGATATATTTATGTTGTGTTTTTGACATGCTTCATCTATTTGCTGAACCACATATCCAGTGTGCAGTCTTGCTTTTGTGCCTTTTTCATTGACAGCATCATTATATTTGAATTGAACTAGATTTACATCTTCCCATGCATCGAGCAGTTTATCGTCTATTGCGTCAATTTGCTGTTTATAGCGTTGGTCTGATGTTATTTGAACGGCTGTACCGTCCCAAGTCCATGTGCCATCTGGGACAAATACCATGCTTTTGCTATCTGTAGAGTTATTAGGTTGAACATATACAGCGCCTTTTCCGGACGATCTATTTGCGCCGTAAAGATTTATTTGTGCGCCTGTTCCGTAACCAGCACCGCCTCTGATGATAAGACCATCATTATCCACATTACGGGATAATATAGAACCCGTCATCACTGCACCACCGGACCTTGGAACAACATCTTCTTGCATAGCTACATTTTTAGAACCCCATGTGAGAGTCCCATCAGGTTTAAGTGCCATTTGATAAACATTATTACTCGCGTCAATAGTCCGAATAAAAGCACATCCCGAATATGTAGAACGATCTTTACCGTAGAGTTCAATGTATGCACCTAGATTGTATGTAGTACCGCCGATAAACATTAATGACTCATTATCAACGTTTCTTGCATAGATTTTACCGTTTAAAACTGCCCCACCGCTTCTAGGAACATAACCGTTTGGCAAATCTGTAATATCTGAAGAAGTATGCGTATGTATTGCTGATGCTTTTGAATTGAGTTGGCTTGCGACAAAAGATTTTATCCTTTGAAAAACTTTCGCAAGCCCCGTATCTGTTAAAACCATTTTTTAACCCCTTTTTAAAAATATTTATATATAAATATATTTATCAAAAACACATAAAAGGACAATAATAATTATTCTAAAGTTCCTTTTATTTTTAAATTTTTGAGAATCTAAAAATTTTTTAGATTCTCTTTTTAATACTTCTAACCTGTCAGATTTTTGACACTTGTAGTTCAGTTTATTATTTCCCTTCTAACTTTTCTAAACGTTCTTCAAGTTCCTTAATTCGTTTTCTCAAGTAAGCACATTCAACGACTAAAGTTTCTGTGTATCGTAATGAATAATGCTCACTTGCTTCACGGACAACTTTTGTTTCTTTGGTCTTTGTACCGTCTTCGTTCTCAACTTCAACTTCTTCCGTTTCCTCAGGATATTCCTCATGACAATATAAACCATATTCAGATATATCTATGTTGTGTTTTTGACATGCTTCATCTATTTGTTGAACTACATAACCAGTATGAAGTCTAGCTGTATCACCTTTTTGGTCTACTGCATCATTATATTTGAATTGACTTAGTTCTACATCTTCCCAAGCGTCAAGAAGTTTATCATCAATTTCAGTGATTTGCTGTTTTAGTCTTTGGTCTGATATGATTTGAACAGCTGTGCCATCCCAGGTCCAGGTACCGTTAGGTCTAAGGTACATATTATTTCCATTTGTGCCATCATAAGCATGGAAATACACAGTACCTGCCGAAGCTGAATTGTCCTTGCCATTAACAACTACTGACCCGCCCTTATTCCAATCTGAACCACCGTCAAGTCTTAATCCGCTATTATCTACACTTTTCGCAAGTCTAGTGCCCGTCATCACTGACCCACCGGACCGCGGTACGGTATCTTCTTGTGTAGCAAGTTTTTTATTATCGGAAATTACAATAATATTATTACTCTCATCAATTCCGGCTGATAATACAGATTTCATAACTCCGTTATGGTCTAACACATTAAGCACAATTTGTCTACGAATATCATCATATATTCCAATGTACCCTAAATTTACATTTCCAGCGTACCAATTAAAAGTGTTCGGGAACCACCCTTGATTTGAACTCGTATAGTCCCAAGTTGAACTAAAATTAAGGCTACCACTTACAGCACCCCCGCTTCTCGGTACAACATCCTCATACATAGCAACGTTTTTATTACCCCATGTGAGAGTTCCGTCATCTTTTCCAAGTAAATCGTAATTACTTGTTTTTCTTGCTCTAAGTCTAAATGAACCTGCTAATTCGGAATTGCTATAATCTGAACCATAAGCAACAAAGCAACCACCCGTCACGGTACTAGTTCCTGAACCTATTTGTAATTGACTATCAGAAGTTGACTTGAAAAATCCTGTTCCTGTAATACTGTTAGTGCCACTAAGAGGGATACAACTATCATTAGTCAAATCAGAAGTTTTAGTAGGTACACTTATATTCGCTGTTACATCAGTATTAGAGTTTGATGTAAAAGTAGCTACATTAGTACCATTCTTCTGAATTGTCAAAGTTTTGTTATTAACAGTATAAGTATTGTTTTTACAAGTCAATGTTCTATTAGTAACACTAGTAACACGTCCTTTTGCATCTACAGTTATTTCAGGTACAGAAATAGTTGCATTGTTATTGCCGGTTACATTAGCACCCGGACCGTAAGTACCAGCAGTTACACCGCTATTAGCGAGCGTTGTTGCTACAGACCATCCGGCTTTTGAAGATGCAGTACCGGTTACGTCACCAGTTAAGGTAACAGATTTATTAGCACTGAATTGTGTAGCAGAACTCGCATTTCCGCTTAATGTGCCAGAAAATGTTGTTGCCGTAACGGTGTTTGTACTTGGATTGACCTTAACTCCTGATGCAAATATAGATGTTTTAGCACCTTGATTTGTTGTAGCATCTTTAGTCGCACTTAACAGAATAGGATGATTCTCATTTGCTGTTGAAACGTTTTGAGTTACTAAAGTATCTGTATTACTGTCAGATGGTAAAGTAACTGTTTTAGTATTGACTTTAGTTACATGACCATTTGAATCTCTAGTTACAGAATCAATACAAGTGAAAGTACCGCCATGTGCCGGTGTGCCGGTAGATGTGGTATCTGTTTCAGTTGTAATTGAAACATGAGAATCATTAGTCAAATCAGAAGTTTTAGTAGGAACTGTGATATTTGCAGTAACATTAGAACTTGCATTAGCCGTAAATGTCTTAACTGTCGTTCCATTCTTTTGAATGGTTAAAGTTGCATTATTGACAGTTGGAATTGTAGGTTTATTGCTTAAATCATTATATGATCCAGAAGTTGCAACGGTAGCTAATCCACTTGTAATATCCGAAGCACTGTGGGTATGTGCAGTTGGGGTTCTAGCGTCACTAAGTCTTGAATCATTACCTTGGCAGAATGTATTAGCAGTTGTGCCAAATGATCCAGTTGTTATAACACCGTTTGTGGTTGTAATCAAAGGCTTGTTAGCAGTCGAACCGATAGCACCGGCATTGGTGATATTTCCGTGAGTATGTGAAGAAGGTGTATATGAACTAGGTTTTCCAGTTACACCAGACCAAGGAACGGATGTTGCTGAACCAGCGGTAAATTCTGAATAACCATCTTCACTATTCAGATTAGCTGTATCAACTACATAATACATTATACCTGTATCTGTTTGTTTAACTACATCACCAATTTGAACTGTTGATGTTGTCAAAGCAAATCTAGCAGTTTTATTAGTTACTGTAACAAGTCGTTCTAAAGCACCCTGCGGCAATCTTGCAATATCAATAGTTCCTGATGTAATTTTAGAAGCGTCAATATTTGGAACGCTTGTTAAATAATTGCTGTCATTGTCTAACTCGCTGACTTTAGTTGGTACAGTTATATTAGCAGTCACATTAGAACTTGCGTTTGCTGTAAATGTCTTAACTGTCGTTCCATTCTTTTGAATGGTTAAAGTTGCATTATTGACAGTTGGAATTGTAGGTTTGTTAGTTAAATCATTGTAACTTCCGCTTGTAGCAACTGTAGCTAAACTAGGAAAATCAGTTATTTCAGATTTAACGTGTGTATGAGATGTAGGGGTTCTAGCATCACTTAATCTTGAATCATTACCTTCACAAAAAGTATTTGCAGAAGTACCAAATGAACCAGTTGTGACAGTTCCACCGGTTGTTGTTATTAAAGGTTTATTAGCATTTGAGCCTATTTTACCATCATTAGTTATATTACCGTGAGTATGACTTGTTGGAGTCATAGTTGTAGGTTTATTACTTAAATCGTTATATGAACCAGAAGTTGCCACAGTCGCTAAAGTTGGGAAATCAGTTACATCACTAACTGTATGTGTATGACCTACATCGGATTTTCCATCTAACTCACTTGAAACAGCACTTTTTATCTTATTTAAGAAATATGTCAAACCACTTAAATTTAAGTATTTCATTTATTCTCCTTGTTCTTTGAATGTCGCCATGCGTTCAAACACGCAACAGATAAGTGATAAAGGTTTTCTATTTTATCTTCTTCTGTTTTGGCATTTTTGAGTTCATTATATTCCATATCAATAATTGACATAGGAGCATTTACATACGGTTTCCATGTTGCAGGTCTATTCTTATCTACCTTTGCACATTCTTCCATATATTCTCTGTCTGGATTATCTGATATGTCATTCCAATCATCTTGTTTTGTGTTTCCTGATTTTTTAGGTTCTAGCATTATTATCATTTTGAATATTCCTATAAATGTTTTTTTTAATTATATTTATATTGGTAAAATGTTTAAAAATCGCCATTGATATGTTTTAATTAATTTTTTCTATATATAGAAAAATATTATTAATTGATTTTTTGATTGATTTAAAAGCGCTTTAATGTGTTTTAATTAATTTTTTTCTATATATAGAAAAATATTATTAATTGATTTTTAATTTATTTTTAAGTGATTTTTAATTGATTAACGAAGTTCGTTTTCGGTCATAATGATAAATTCGCAACCTTTTTCTTTTGCTATTTTTTTAGCGGCATTCCATTTTGCTTGATTGACAATATAAGTTACTACTTTTTTCTTATAACTTTCTGTAATTAATTTTGGTTTTTTAGGATAAATTGTTTCTGAATAAGGTTTTATCTCAACAAAAAATTTTGAATCATTTACAAATTCAAGAAAAACATCTATATAATACCTATGTATTTTGTTATCTGTAGGTTTTATATATCTTATAGAAAATGGTTCAATAGAGAAACGTTTTACTTTAGGATTCAAATCAGCATAGACAAACATTCTTCTTTCTAAAAGTGATTTATATTGGATATACAGTCCACTATCTTTTTCAATGGTAGACTGCATTGTTTTATCTACAGGTTTAATAAATTTATTTGGATTGCTAAGTTTATACCAACCTCTATAAGGACTATAAGCCATTAGTATTTTGCATAAAGATCTTCAATATGGTCAAAATAATTATAATCATTATCGGATTGATAAACTTCAGGATCTTTCAAAGAGTTTTTCATTTTTCTCCATGAAGCTGAATTTTTCAATTCCTTTAAAGATGCTTTATCAACATCTTTACCTGTTTCCTTTTTAAAATCTTTTGTAAATTGTTTATATGCCATTTCCACTTCAATAGGCAATTTTGATGCTTCTGTTAAAGAATCATCAAAACATTCGCTTAAAAGCATTAAAAATTTTAATTTCATTTTCTTAATTTCCTTATGTTTTAAAAGTTTATACTTCAAACCAATATAACATAGACATATTCCATGATACCCATGCTCTATAAAGCTTATCATGTACTGAATCATACCAAAACGAACAATCATTCTCTATTTGAGTTATTGTGGGCGGTGTAGGTGAAGTTATGATTTTACAATAATCTTTACCTATTCGATATGCTTTCCATAATGCTTCAACGGCTTGTTTACCTGTCATTCCAGTTGAATAAGGTGCGTAACCATCTAGTGTAGCCATTCGTCTTCCTTATAAGTAATTTTTAAATTATCTATGTAGTATTCATAAGTGCAACCAAAAAATCCATTTAAACCACTTGAGAATCCAACACAATAAGGTATTAGTTCTTCATTTAAAGTTATAGTTGCAACCTCATTATCATTTATATTTATATTAACAGTAAGATTCGTATTATCGACATGAACTTTATAATGATACCAATTATTAAGATATTTAGTATCATAAGGAACTTTATTGTAGTCAGTCTCATCAGGATACAAATATTCATTAAACGAGTAATAACAAGCACCTAACGATAAAACTTTTTCGGTAGTTCTATCATACATACCACCTCGTAATTGAATTAAAGGTTTTAAATCATCTATAGTTGCTTTAAAGTCAAATTCAAGATTATAGATAGGTGGTGTTTCTAAATCATCTTTCAAAGAAAAATCGAGCGAATACATGTCATAACCGCAGTAAGCAAAGTAATCAACAACGGCTGTTTCAGAACCCATTCTATTTGTTGCCGTTACTTCATAATGTGGATGTTCTTCATAAGGAACTTCAATAGAACGAGTTCTTTCACCGGTACTCCATAACAAACTGTAACCTAAAGGATCGTCATTACCGACATTTGCTGTAAGTATCACTTTGTCATACAAGAATTGACATTCTACATTTATCCATGGATACCAAAAATCATAACCATTATCTGAACTAGGAACGTATTGTTTTAAGTTTGCACATTGTGAGTAAATGGCATGTTCTGTACCATAATTACCCATACAATGTGTTTCAACTCTTACATAATGTCTTGTATCATCTATATTATACCTAGGATTATAGTTTGTAATCCAATAATTCCATGAAACATTATGTTCTTGATTTCCTATTCTAAGTACACAATCATCGGTTTTTATCAGTTCAACTTTGAACCATTCACCGCTATAAAAATATTGAGTACAATCAAAAATATTAATAGTTTCACCAAATTCAAGAATATAGAAATACCATTGTTCTGTAGATTTATCATAGAAGTATAAATCAACAAGCATCAATCCATCTATAATTATGGTATTGTTCATTTGATAAGTACTATCAAATAAAAAGCATAAATTATTATTAGGACTTAATTTTTCATCGTATTTTGGAATTAAACTATCAAATACACAACCATAAGAATAAGGATCATATTCTCCGCTGTTATAATTAGTTCTAATTTGCTCAATCAATTCAGATAAAGATAATGTAGTTTGATTTATGTAAAATGTATCTTCATACTTTCCAAATAATTCGTAATCATCAGTCTCTAAAAATTCATAAACTTTTTCGGTAAATAAATCTAAATTTTCTATATTACAGAACCTTAAATAAAACTCTACTTTTCTCCATGACTCGTTTTCACCGGTATAATCTATTGAAGATATATAGTCAATAAAAGATTCTGAATCATCATGAGTACCTTGATAATCATCAGATATTTCACTGTTAAAATCTATTTGACAAGTAATAAATCCATTTTCGTTTACAAATTCAGCGTCATAGATTTGTGTATTAACATAATCCTCATAATTTCCCCACCGATTTTTATAGCGTCTTATATTATTTTCTGTATGGTATTCTCCATACTCATAATCGTATATATTATTTTCAACACCATTATCCATAACTACCGGATACCAAGAATCACCTTCACTGTTATAGTGTTCTTCAAGTCTAACACCTAAAAGTTTTTGTGAAGATAAATCATGTGCAATAGCCCAATCATCTTGTTCAGGATACTCAATAGGCGGATATTCCGTATTGTCAACTTCAACGTCCCAATCAATTCTAGGGAAATATAAACATTTATCAGTTACACCATTTGCGTATTGATAATAAGTTTGTGTTTCAACAAAATTAAAATCTTCATCGTAAATATCTTTACTGTAATTATCAATAACTAAATAATTTTCCACCAAATCAATAATAGAATCATCTAACGGTGCATCAAGGAAATTCAAATCTTTAGGTATCGGAATAGGAACATAAGGTTCAAACCTTTCATATTCACATAACCAACCACAAGGATGTGCTAACGGTTTATTGAAGTCAATAAATATATCTTTATTTAAAGAACCATCATAATGCAAGTTTAAGATTGAACCTTCTGTAAGTTCTAAATCGTGAATTACAGTTCCGGTCTCAAGATATTTAGCAAAAGCATACATATAATGTATGGCTCTTTTAGAACCGCAGTTTTTCTGATATTCTCTCAAACCACCAAGGTATTCAGAATTGAAAAACCTTTCAGGTATTTTTCCACTTCTTTCAAGTTTAATTATTAAACTATAAATACAGTTTATATAAGTATAGAATAAACCGAGTCTTAAAATATCTTTAGAATTTTTAACAGCATTACTGTCAATAATTTGAGTTATATCTTCACCATCAATTTTGATAATGCTGTCATTTTCTAAATCAAAAAGATTTCTTATATTTATGGCAACTTGTGAATTTCTTTCAATATGCTCAATAAATATTTTTGAGCATATTTTTACTAATGGTAAATTCTTAATATTATAAGGTGTTATCGCATCAAAAATAACTTGTAAATCCATTTAGTATTTCTCCACAGCATTTTTAAATTTGACTGTATTTAATCTAGGAATAACATTTTTCATTACCTTAAAGTTTTCACTAGGATACTTAACATTCAAATATAAATTCTGTTTAAACAAGTCAAAGGTTAAAGGTGTATAAAGATAAACATTTTCATTATATGCTCTAAGAATAGGACCACAATAATTATCAAACTCTGTATTATCGGACATATAACCTTCAGAAGTTAAATAATGACCGTTCAAATCAGTACCACCATAATTGTAGTTATATTCAGACGGTTCGTCAATAACTCTATCATCACCTGTATAGTATCTATGATAAACACTTGATAAATAATCATTATAGTATTCAGTGTTAATCAAAGGTAAACCGTATTGGTCGTGATTGAAAAGATGTTGTTCTGTTTCAAGTTCAATTCCGGTTGCTTCTACAGAAGTTAAATACATTTTATCTATAGTACACAAATAACTTCTAGGTGTACTATGGAATATATATGACCTTGGTTGTGTATATGTTATATCTATATAATTGGTTTCATCATTTATATACGGTTCTGCGTTTCTGTATGTTTCATTTAACTTTTCAAGATAATGGTCGTAATAACCATTTTTTGTCATTCCGGTTTTTGCAGTTTCAAAACCATCGTACATTCCATTTACAAATAAATGTAAAAGTATTTCCTTTCTAAAACCGTTAAATAGATAATAATATCCACAAGTTCTAGTGAACGTTAAAGTAACAATGTCATTATCACCTAACATATTCTTGAAAGCATCTGTAAAATACAATTCAGAACGGTTTTCCCAATATAAATTAAAATATTCTGAGAATTTTAAATTCGACTCATTTGATATTGTTATTGAATTGTTTATATTAACAATAAAATTATTAAATGACTCATCATTATCATTATCAGGTGCTATTTTAAATCCTATTTTAACTCTGTTATTTCGTGATTCCTTGAATGTTTTTGCAGTATAAGTATATTGCATTTTGACTTTTATAGGAACAACAAATAATCTAGTTTCTAAATCTGTATAATCATCATCAGTAGTGCCGTTTAACTGTTTTCTAGCATTTTGGTCTTTTATAATCCTTGACCAATCAGTATAAATATCACCTTTAGCTATTGTGTATGTTGGTTCACTGTAATTTTCAATAGGACCAAATTTCATGTTTATGAAGTTTTTAGTATCAATATTAGGTAATCTTGATGTATCTAAAAAACCATCATCAGTAAAATATTTTTCAAACGGTACAGCTAATGGAATGTAAATATCCTTGTATTCAGGATGCCAATTTTCCATAGAACAAGTTTTTTCATTCAAAACAATTTGAGTTTCAAGATGTGAAGTAAATCCACATAAATCAGAAATCTCATAATCAAGTCTTTTAACAATATTCGTATGGAAATAATCAATATCAAAGTTTTCAAGTTCTAAATCATTACCATAAAAACAGTTATCTAAAATCTTAAATAAGTTTTCATGTATGCTTGAAGGTTCATCATTATATTTAACTATATCAAAAGAATAATTGAAATTCAAGTATAATGGATTTCTATGGTGAAATACTAATGCAGGAACGTATTTACCTTCTAAATCACCCCAAACACCATTGTATTTTTTATGAACACCATTTTGATCTTTAATGATACTGTAATTTCTAATTTCGGTATTTAAGATATAATTTTTCTGATAATACTGCTGTCTTATTTCATATTGTTTCTTTGTATCACCTTCTGCATAATTATAAAATAATTCTGTATTATCTCGTTTATAAAGTGTATTGTCATTTGAAGCACTGAATGTTCTAACACCTGTTCTTTCAGGTAAAAATGAAAACCAAATATGTCCAGGTGATTTAGGAAACTCATCTTCACCACCCCAAACAGCACTATGAGAAACAAATTGTGACTTTTCAGTGGCTATTTTAAAATCAGTACTTGTTATAAGTCTATAAGCAGAATTGTAAACCTTAGGCGCATTTTCAACTATTGATTTTGAGGATTCTTCATCAGCACCTGTTTGAAGTAAAATACATTCTTTTAATGAAGCACCATCAAAAACATCAGAAACCGAATTTGAAGATGTTGGAATTGTAGGTAATGTAAATCCTGAATAAACATCACCGTCATAAGTTGTTAATGCAGAACCATTTAATCCTTTTGAAACAAGAATGTTAAATCTTACAATAGAGTTTAATGGAATACCTGTTCCAATACCTGCGTATTTGAAATAAACTCTAGGTGTTCCCATTTCAATATCATCGAGTCTAATAAACTTTTTATCAACATATTTTGAACCATCACTTTCAAAGAAATAATCATTACTTCTTTCAAAGTTAATATTTTTTTGAAGTGAACCATTTTCATCTATGTATGTAACTAAACATTCAATTCCATCATTCTCAACATCAGTATAAGGAATATCTATGTATGTTCTAATTTGTTCGGAACCATTTATTGTGACTGAATCTATAGTTCTTTCTAATGAAGAAACATCTTTATCATAAGTTATTACTTCACCTTCTTTAATATCAAGTTCTATATTTTTATTGGCATTAAAAACATTTACAACTTCTTTCCATAAATCGGTAACATCAACAGAACCGTATTTAACATAATATGCTTCAATACGTTTATTCTGATCTGTTATTAAACCTCTGCCTCTATTCAAGAATGTAAGTTCATCAGGATATAAAATTTTATCTTCATAGACAACAGAACCAAGATTTAAGTTTTTATCTGAATCTAAGTAATAAAAAGTATTGCCGTTTGAAGTGAATTGTGTATATTTTGGAATTGTGAACGTTCCATATCCACACATTTTATTATGAAGTAATATTTTTAACTTATATTTATAAGATATTTTATGTTGTGCTTCATATCCTAATACTCTTGCATCTTGTAAAATATTTTTTCTTTTAGTGGCAAAAGGTAATATCGTTTCATTTATATTGAGTGCTGTATTTGTGTTTAATGAAGCAACCAAATATGACATAACGGCTGCTAATTGAGATGTATTAGAACCATCAGCAACATCAAATCCAGCATCTTGAAATAATTTTCTCGATTCCTTAAATAACTCTTCAAAGTCAAAAGGAACACTTTGTATTAAACTCATAATTTACTCCAACAGGTTCACAGATACGGAAGATTTTAATGTAGCATCTTTAAAGTAATAATCAATCTTAACAACAAGATTATTTTGACTCATAACAGGAAATTCTATATTCGTGAGAACAATCCTATTTTCCCATTTTTGTAATGCTTCAAAAACAAGTCGTTTTGCAAGTATTTGAGTATTACAATCATTAAGATTAAAAGGTATTTTATAAAGTCTGCTACCGAAAGATGGTCTACCTACCATAGAACCTTTTTCAGTAAGAAGTATATTTCTTATGGCATTCTTTATAGCATTCTCATCAAAGTTTGTACTATCAGAAGTTACAAAATCTTCATACAAACTTGTTTCACTTGAAAAAGTCATTTATTGTACCCTAAAACCAAATGCTCCGTTTACCATTTTATCTATGCAATCTAATTGACCTTCAAGATATCTTATGTTGCCATAATGTATCAAACGGTCTTCTTCACGGTTTTCTTTACGTGCTTTTAATTCTAAACTTCTTTGATCTTGTAATTGTTTATTAAGATATGCTCTACGTTCTTGAAAAAATATTCTATCCATTGAAAAATTCCCATAAATGTGTTTTTATTTGATTATTTATATTTTAAAAAGTTTCAAAAATTGAAAAATCGCCATTGATATGTTTTTATAATTAAATTAATGATTTTTTCTATATATAGAAAAATTAATTATTTTGAAATTTATTTTAAAGTTATTTTAATTGAAGTGATTTTTGATGTGTTTTAAATTGATTGATAAAATGAATGAGATTGGGATATACCCTCTATAGCGAATATATCCCGAATAAGGCATTCAACTGGTCCGCTGTTACGCAAAGGAAGCGCATGAATGCTCTATTTTTGTGGCGGTGTGTGTAGGACTCGAACCTACGGAACGCTATTCACGTTCACGGTTTAGCAAACCGCTACATTTACCACTCTGTCAACACACCTAATGGCAGGAACTAAAGGATTTGAACCCTTACAAAATGATTTGGAATCATTTGTGCTACCGTTACACAAAGTTCCTTGAAATGGATCGGGTCAATGAGAATCGAACTCATGTTTGATAAATCCTTAGCTAGCATATCTAAGTATCAAATAAACCATTCACCCGAATGGTGGCGGGAATAGTAGGGATCGAACCTACGACACGCGGATTAACAGTCCGCCACTCTACCAACTGAGTTATATTCCCACATTCTAAAACACTCTGAAACTTCCGGAATTAAACCGGATTCTTCCATCAAAGATGATATGTTACCA